CCAGGGAAAAAGTTTCCTTGACCATATTCATAAGGATGGTGACGGTGAAAACACGACTAAACCCTTATGACCATCAGAATAAACTGGCACCTGCCCGCTGGCGGCGACATCGAGATTGAACACAATGGCCTTTCGTTTGACGAGGGCCTTGTTTCTTTGGTGTATATCTGCCTGTTTACTGATGCGCGGGCAGATACCAGCGACGAAATACCCGACGGCACCGATGACCGTCGCGGCTGGTGCGGTAATTCCTTCAGCGATTTTGAATGGGGCTCAAAGCTCTGGCTGATTGACCGTGAAAAGCTGACCGAAGAGGTCAGGCTCCGCGCGGAGAATTATGCCCGTCTGGCCATGCAGCCGTTATTGCGTTACGGCTACGCACGAAATGCGCAGGTCATTGCCACCATTCCCCGTATTAACTGGCTGGCATTAACCATTATTCTCACCCGCCCGGATAAAACCGAGTTAACCGTCGAAATAAAGAAACGCTGGGAGGCGGTAGAAAATGGCTACATTTAATGTCCCGACACTCCGCCAGCTTATTCGTGCCGGTATTCAGGATTTAGAGATTGAACTCGACCAGGAATTACCGATTGTCGGCGTTGAACGCGCGTTAAATACCGCTTTCAGCGGCGCTTTACGCGACGTCTACGATTATCAGACGTGGATTAAAAACCAGATCATCCCGTCAGAGCAGTCTGCCGACGAAACCATTATTGATACCGCCCGCTATGAAGGCGTTATTCGTAAGGCCGCATCCTATGCCAGCGGCCCGGTCACCTTCACGGGCACAAAGCCGCTGGTGATTGATACGGAGATGCAGACGCAGGACGGTGTGCGTTTCCACGTCACCGCCACCAGTGACCCGTCAGCGGGCAAAATCACCGTCACCGTGCAGGCCGACGAGACGGGCCTCAGCGGCAACCTGACGGCGGGTGACGTTCTGACCCTCATTTCCCCTGTGGCCGGGGTGAACAGCGACGGCGTGGTGGCAGATGCCGGTATCTCCGGCGGCGCGGACGTCGAGTCTGTTGCCGAGCTGCTGACCCGCCTGCTGTACCGCAAGCGTAACCCACCAACCGGCGGCGCGTTGCATGATTACGTTATCTGGGCCACTGAGCTGCCGGGCATCAGCCGGGCATGGGCCTTTGACTGCTGGCACGGGCTGGGTACGGTGGGCCTTGCATGGGTCTACGACCAGCGCACTGATATTATCCCGACCGGCACGGACCGCGAGGCGATGCAGGCGTACCTGTTCCGCCATCAGGACCCGGCGACCGGGACTTACGTCGGCAAGCCCGGCGGTATCGAGGTCTGGCCCATCCCGCTGACGCTTAAGCCGGTGCCGCTGACCATCCGCGTCATCCCCGACACTGCGGCCATTCGTTCTGCGGTCACCCTGAGCCTGCAGGCGCTGTTCCGCTCGGTCTCGCCGGGCGACACGCTGCTACTCTCTGCCATCCGAACGGCCATCGGTTCATCGACGGGAGTCACGGACTATGAGCTGGACCTCACCACAAATCAGTCCAGCGAGAACTATGAGCTGCTGACGCTGGGGACTATCACATGGCGCATCGTGTAGATGACTGGCAGGACGTCCTGCAGCAGCTGATGCCACGCGGTAAAGCGTGGCCACGCGACCAGACGGCGGCGCTGACGTCACTGCTCCGGGGCTTCAGTTCCCGCCTGCAGTTGGCGGAGGCGAACGCGGATTTGCTGGTCACCGAGATGCGCCCGGAGACCACTGACCTGCTGCTGGCCGACTGGGAGGACTATCTCGGTCTGCCGGACTGTAACGCCATCCCGGACGGCTTCGACCGCCGTCGTGATGCCGTGGTGGAGAAGTATCACCGCAAGGGCGGACTGGCTACCTGGCAGATTGAGCAGGCCGTGAAGGATGCGCTGGGCTTCACCATTCAGGTGACCGAAATCCTCCCGCATCACGTGATGCGCGACATCATGTATCCGATTTATTCCCACAAAT